GTCATGCCATCTCGTTGCATCAGTATCCAGATGACCTTATCAATATCATAAATGATCAGGTCTTTCTGTCCGCATCGCGAGCCAATGCCAATGATGGCTTCGTCTAGGCCATCGGCTTTAAGCATTGTAATCTCTTAGAAGGACAGCAGTGAGGCGAATGAAATTTACAAATTCCCGCCTCACTGCTACGGCGTCGCTGGTAGGAGTCATCGAACCAGCGCCGCACGGGGAGCTAAATTTGGTTGACATTATCATCGCCTGCCCCAGAAGTCTACCGGACTGTTTTCAGTCCGCGTATAAAACAAATACCAAGCCGCATTATCTTTCCCTGTATGTGGACTGTCCGGTATCCACTTTACCCGCCCAACACTTACAATCTTTTTGCAGTACGGCAGATATTCGGTGGCTTGTCGGGTATGCATCCAGTCCGCGTCAAACAGTAACCACGTTGGTGCTATCTCACAAAGGTGTAAAATCAAAGGGTGCAGGAACTTCCGGTTCCAGGGTGGGTTGGTTATGAAACAATCTCCGTAACAAGATTCAATGTCAAAGGCATCAAATGTTCCAACGTCATCGCGTTGCGGTTCAATATCAGTAGCCCTCAAACATCTGTGTCCGGAAGATTCCAAGTGATCAACCAAAGCACCGTTGCCTGCACAGGGCTCGTCAAAGACAGTTTTCTCTAATAGGTGAGGAAGAAGCGGCTCTACTGCACTAAAAGGCGTCGGGTAAAAGTCCCTCTTTTGTCTTTCAAAACTACCAGAGGACCTCTTACCCATCTGACTACATAGCCGATACGAGTAGGACTACAGCATAAAAAGCGGCGGTTGCAACTACAGCGGTCATCATTATGAAGATCCTTTCTTCTTGGCCCGTGGTTCGGGAGCCTTGTTTACTGTTATGCTCTTGCCTGTTACCTTTTCAAGTATCAGGGTAAACTGGCCGGATATTGTGCGCCGCTCCTTCTCCGCCATGTCTTTTAGGACAAGGTAGCTTTCTATCGGCACAACAACTGATTTCCATTTTTCTGGGTTCATAACTTAATCATCCTTTATTTCTGGGACACTATCGGATTTATCCACGTTAGTCAAGTTTCCCCAGTTATCACCTAGCGAGATGTCGCTAGGGCTTGGTACTTGCAGTTCGTAAGCAGATTCCATTATCTTGCACAACTCTTCTGCCTCCTTCTTATCTTTGACGGAAAAAGCCAGTTCGTCATGTATTTGTACGAGCGGTATCTTATTCTTCTGTTCGTACACTGCGGCCATTGCCGCCTTTGTTTGGTCTGCCGCGCTCGACTGGATTAGCCTGTTTAATGCTTTATATGTATATGCACGTTTAATGTTGTCGCCATACTCAATGTGCGCTTCGTCCTTTGGCAAGGCCCTTGCAGAGACAAACAGGTTGGGCTCCCATAGATCAAACCTACACTTGCGGCCTAGTAATGATCTAACAAAACCTCCCTTGTCGCGGTGCGACACTTTGCGTTGTACGGAGTCCATGAGTTCTTTAACAAAGGGGACATCACCGTGGTACTGCCGCATGAGCCGTTTAGCCTCATCCGTTGACACATCCAACTGCTCGGCCAGCTTGGTCTGACCCATGCCGTACATGATCCCCAGGTTTATGGTCTTAGCTTGTTTTCTGGGAATGTTGGCAATGTCGGCTACCATCTGGTGAAAGTCGGTCTTGGGGTTTTCCCTGTATGCTTTTACAAAATCCTCGGAGCCCGTCAGTCCTTTGTTCGTGAGGCTTGCAAAGTGTACCAGTATGCGCGGCTCTTGTTGGTCAAAGTCCATTGACGCCCACTTCTCTCCCTTTTCAGGTAAGAACAATCCGCGTATTTTGCGGGCCATCTCAGGGTTCCGCGCTGGTATTTGTTGTAGGTTCGGGTTTGACATACTGATACGACCGGACACTGTGCCGCCGCCTTCAGAGCGTAACTGATTTATGTGACCGTGGATGCGGTCCTTCTCGGCATACCGGAATATACTGGACAGGAAGGTGTTGCCCATCTTGTCGTACTCTCTTGCCTCTGCAATCTTCTGGGCAATAGGGTGTTCGTGCTGGGCTAGGAAGTTCTTTGTAAAACTAGGCAATCCTGTTTTGGTTCGACCGTAGGGTATCTTCAGATGGTCAAATACTTTTGCAATACTTGCCGCCGCCCACAGTTCTACTGTAACGCCGGTTTCTTTTTTAACGTCAGCCTGTATGCCTTTTACAATTTTAAGGAGGTCTTGTTTAAGTCTCTCGGCAGAGTCGAGGTCTACTCGAACACCCTTCCAAGTCATTTCTATACAAAGCGGTAGGACTGAGGTCTCCATGTTAAAGACTTGCCACAGGTCCTGTTTGGTTAATTCCATCTTGAAAACCTGCCACAAATCGAGCGTAAGCTGGGCATCAGCCTCGGCATATTCCCCGACAAAACAAGCGGGTAGCTTGTAAAGCTCACCCTTTGGATCAACCCCAAATTCTTGTGCGGCTTCGCGTAAAGCGGCCTCTGATTTCATTAGTCCCATGTAATCGTAAGCCACTGCATTGAGGGAATAACTAAACCTGTTTTCGTTTAACAAAGGTGCGGCCAGCATTGCGTCGATAAGTTTTCCTTTGAGCTCAATGCCAAGGCGTTTTAACCAGCCAACGTCATATGCGGCATTGTAAAAGATCTTATCGGATGGGTGGTCAGCTATCTCCTTCTGGAACCAGCGCATGACAATGCCCCGATCAAGGTTGCCACCACCCTCGTGGGCAATGGGCAGATAAGCGTTAAAACCTTCGTATGCAACGGCAAACCCGACCACATCTCCATGTCCGGTAGCCCACCCTGGGCCGTGGGACTTGAGCCGTGGGTCTTTGGTCTCCAAGTCTATTGCAATTTCCGTGATGCCTTCCGGCGTCTTCGGCAACTGCTCAATGGGAACCCACTCGGTCTTGACGCCCCACGTTGGTTTTTTAAGATTTTTTTTCATTGTTCTTCTTACTATACTTTTCTGCCAGCAGTTTGAGCGAAAGCTGGTTATCGCGCTCTCTTTCTGCACATTCAAAGGCTACTGCCGCATATCCCGCGCCATCAATGTAGTTGTCTTTCTTCAGAGCCCCTGACTTACGCCGTGCTATTTTCATTAGCTCCATCATGTTGGCAGCATCTTCAGCGGATAAGTCGCCGTTTTTGTCGTGCAGGTATCCGTTCCATAGCTGGGCAATGTTCTGGTGATTTTCCCACATTGAACCGTAATCAATTGCACGGTCACCCCCAACTAAATCCAAAGCGGTTTCCAAAACTTTCTTAGATGCGGCCATTGTACAGTGTCCTTTCTTCTACGGTTAATCCAATTGCTTTTGCGTGTTCAATTCCACTTGCCATGCCATCAGATATGCCAAGGTCTATGTATACCGCGCACAGATCTGCAACTGCATACCACGCTAACGCCGAATTCATACCAAGCTGACGCTCTTCTGGAATGTCATCGTCCAGTACTTGTGTGTAAAGCAAGTGTGAGAGAAACGGTGACTCTCCCCTCGAAAGAGAATTGGACATACAGTCTCTTGCATAAGCAAGGTTTTGAAACAAATCTCGTCCGTTGTGTTGATCTGGTTTGTAAGGACTTTCAATTATTACTTTCATATGGCCCATCCCCTTTGTGAATTTTCTGGCATTTTTAAAACAAGGTTCTTTTTTGTTCTCGTTATTCCAACGTATAAAACTCGGTGAGCGTCGTCGGGATTTTTCTCCATTTCTTTCAACGCCTTACCAGACAGGTCCGTGAACAGTAGTACATTGTCCGCTTCGCCACCTTTTGCACCGTGGATCGTGGACAGTTTAATCTTGGGCTTTTCAAATATATTAACGCCCCGATTAAGCAACGCAGTAGCATAGGCCCTGTCTTCGTCACCAATCCTGTTTAAAGCAACGTCCCATGTTGTGTCCGGTGTTTCTAGCCCAAAGTAATCCCGCAAGACCGCAAGGGTGAAGAGGTCTTTCTCATCTGCGCCGCCCAACATTTTCTTAGCACCGCGCTTTAAACGCCCCTCCCCACTGGAAATGTGGTCATAAAGATTGACGGCTTCCTTTAAAGATATTTCGTGACCATCGCCTTCCTGCATGTAGTTCCAAGAGCTAATAGCAGTCCGTACATTTTTCTTCAAAGACGGTGCTCCTTTGCGCTCAAAGTACTGACCGCTAGAAGTAAGTTGGTCTGCTAATTCATCTAGCATGTAATTAGCTTGCGCGAGGACCAGCCATTCTTCGTTGCCAAACGAAACCGTGTTTGCATCGTATGTGCGCTGAACACTGCCTTCTTCTTGCCGTGGGTCCCAGATTTTTTTCTGTCTGTATTGTATTCTTTGAACCACGGAATCTGCTATACGGTGAACGCTTCGAGGTATCCGGTAAGATTGAGAGAGAACTTCCGACCCGCCCTGCAATGAAACAAAGTGGTTTATGTCTGCTCCAGCCCAGCGGTAAATGCCTTGGTCATCGTCCCCTGCTACGAACATCCGTTTACATCGCTCGTTCAGGCTATGAGCTACTCGCCACTGCAATGGTGTTAAGTCCTGTGCTTCGTCCAAGAATATTGTGTTAAGAACAGGAAGGTTGCTTGGTCTCTCGGACAGTTCGACCATCATATCGGTAAAGTCTTTCAAGCCATTAAACAACTTGAACCGCTCATACTCGTTATATAAATGTTCAAACTCATAGAAAGGAATGACTAGATCAGTAGCATTGTATGCGTACTTCACCCCTTCTAGTGAGTTTCGAGCCAGATCAATTGCCCGCATTATTGGGTTGTTAGATTTAAGAAGCGTAAAGCCATCGTCAACAATGTGCTCCGCTCCGGTAGAAGACAAGTCAACCCCTGTCTCTTTACTAAAATCCTTGAGACCTTTGTCGCCAAGAATGTCGGCACTCGACATACCAAGACTTTGAAATGCCAGACTGTGCAATGTACGGAAGTACATAAAATCTTTTTCAGGATCTAGGTTAAACCTTGAAACGGCTCTGTCCCGTGCTTCGTGGGCCGCTTTGCGTGTAAAAGCAAAATACCCTATGTCGTTCGGGGACATGCCACCCGACAGTAGTGTATCCACCTGATTTAACAGTGTGGTTGTCTTTCCAGTTCCTGGGGGTCCAAAGTATCTAAACATTATCTTTTTTCAAAAAAACATCCAATTCATAACCAAGAGAGTCAAGTATCTGTTCAATCCTGTATATGGACAATTGCCGAGAAGCTTCGACATTCTCATACTCTGCTATTGTCCGCTGTGGCATCTTAGACTGGTAAGCCAATTCTCGTTGCGTAAGCCCTTTCTCTATCCGCAACTCGCGAAGAAGCTGGCTCCAGTTGATAGGTTCATCTCTCAAAACGGAAGATCCTCCTCGTCATCAAAGCGAGACTCAAACCCTTCTTCTATTTTTGCAAAGGAGGGGATTGACCAACAGCGCACTGTCCGGCCCTTGATACGGAACTGCTCTGACTTCCCATCTATGTCGCGAAGGCGTTGCGCTATTTTGTTCGAGCGGTACTCAAAGAACTTGTTACGTTTTAGAAAAGCCTCGAAGTCTTTAAGTCTAAAGTATGTGCGGCCCTCCTCCTCATCAGTCC